ACCTGTTTGAAGGTGGTTTGCTACCCGCTCCATGACCATCTCTCTTGACCTTGGGTGCGGTGAAACAATCCGCAACCCTTACTTGGCTATAAAGTGTGTAGGGCTTGATATAGAGGAAGCTGACCTTGCTATTGAGCCTATCCCCTACCCTGATGACCATTTTGACTTTGTGACGGCATACGACTTTTTGGAGCACATCCCCAGACTGTTGTATGTTCCACACCGCAGATACCCGTTTGTGGAACTGATGTCAGAGATATGGCGGGTGATGAAGATGGGCGGCAAGTTCTTGTCCTCCACTCCAGCGTTTCCACATGCGCCAGCTTTCCAAGACCCAACCCATGTCAACATCATCACGCCTCTGACTTTTGCAGAGTATTTCGATGACGAGAAGACTTGGGCAAAGATGTACGGATTTAAGGGCAAGTTCCACATCAACGAGATGCGCTACCACGGCCCTCACCTGATAGCAGAACTGGAAAAAGTCAGCGTCTAGCTGTCTCTGCTGAACGCTTGAAAGCTGCCTTTGTCGGGTAGCCTTTCTGACCACGCTTCTTGGCAGGTAAACCTGCTGCTCTGCGTCTGTTGATGTTGTAGTACAAGCCACGCTTGGCTTTAGGTGTGTATGCCATTATCTACATCCCCATCTCTTTCTTGCTGCTTTGCCTCGTTCACCTGTCCAACTCTTGCTTCTGGCGCAGAAGGACTTGTGACGAGGGCCTGATTTTGTAGGTGCTTTCAGGTTGCTACCTGTGGCCCTGTTTGTCTTTGCTCTACCCTTGGCAGTCAACCCTCCACCCTTCTTCACAGAGAGCTTCTCGCCTCTGCCGACAGATAAGTTGGGTGACTTCTTTTTCATCCTACATTTCTTTCAAAGTGTGGGCAATCAACCAGGTTAGAGAAGTTGCCTCCCCACCTGTTCTTAGGGTGCAAGGACTCCCAGAATGCACCCAGAGGAGCAATGGTGGCCTTGTCCCAGATTATCTTCCCATCCCTAAAGAAATTCAAATCTATGGCACACCGCTTCAAATGGATGCTGTTCATGGTCTTGGAACGGCCTGTCTTGAAGTAGATGGCTTGTTGTTCAGGTGTACGGGCAAGTTCCCCGCCAGTGACCACAAACCCTTGTTCTGTGGCGTAAGTGATGAGTTTGCAAACATCCAGTAGGAATGCTGCCTGTTCTTGACTGAGGCTCATTTTTTCCTCATTTCTGCAAGTTTCTCTACTGTCCTGCCGCCAAAGTATGCGCCCATGATAAGCATTCCCCAGTTTCCAAGCAAGGTGACGTAGGACTCATTTGCGTTTAGACCATAGGCAGACATCATGGCAAACAGGAAATATCCCAAAAAAATGGCAATTAAGCTCATAGGGCGTATGTTTTTGGACAGCCAAGAGTCAGATGCCATATCTGCTTGCCACCTGTCTGTGATGTTGTCAGCATCGTTCTGGGCGGCTTTTGCAAGCAAATCCAGTTCAGCCAGTTCCATCTTGGCTTTCTCTATACCAAGCTCCAGCAGCCTCTCTTCATGGTCAAACTGAAGCTGTCGCAACTTAGCAACATCTTCTGGTGTCGGTGCGTCTGGAATCTTTACGCCAAGGGTGTTCTCCACCACTTCCTTGCCTTTTGCTTGGATGGCAGAGGACAGCAGTCCCAAACCATTCTCAGCTAGGCTTCCCAACAGAGATGCAAGTATAGGAATCATTTTTCATCCTTAATCAATAACCGCCGAACAATTGCTTGCTGCTGCTTAATCTCTTGTTTGAGCAACAGCATATCAAAATACATGGATGCCATCAAATACAGGAACAGGGGAAGAATCATCATCAGGCAGACCAGCACAATCAATAGCCTTGTGTACCCTTCCTCATCAGGCTTATCGACCACATCAGGAGGAGGAGGTACATAGTAACCAGAGCCACCGCTCCGATTACCAGAGCTTTGTCCTGAAGACTGTTTAGCATTTGTCTTCGTTGCCATGCCGCTCTCCTAGACTTCTCTTGCTGTAGCACCCTCTCCTGTTCTTCCTCTTCCCGCAACCTGGCGTACTCATCTTCAAATCGTGTCCACACCGCACCAAGAGCAGGGTCTACATGATAGATGAGGAACTCACGCAATTCAACAGTTTGCCGCTCTAACTCTATCTGGTTAAAGACATTCTCAAGTGCTTGCGTTTTAAGAGATTTTGCCTTGGGAGGATTACGCTTTACCTCTTCTGCTTGCTTTTTAACCTCTTCATGGGCTTCAAATAACTGCCCTATGTAACCAGATATTTCTTTGGTTATCTTGTGAACTTCACCGCCTGTTTGTTTGATGTCCTTATAAAGGGCAACCCCTTGCTTTATTGCCGCTATAGCACCTAGAGCAAGGGTGAACGGGTCAATTCTTTACCCCTTATGTCATTCCCTCGCCAGGGGTCACATACACAATACCTGTGCCTGTGGCTACGATGGCAGAGACATAAACAGAATTAGCAGCAACATTTATACACTGTCTAGGTGCTGTAAGTATCACTGTTTGATTGTTGTGCAGTACTGCTCCATACGAAGGAGTACCCGCAACAGGAATTACAGCGTCATCCGTGCTTCCTGTACTTACACGGAAAAACACTTCTCCTGCTGTGCCATTGTGTATTCTGAGTTGATTGCAAGGGCTGTCAGACAGGATAGAAACAGTATTAGCCGCAGTGGTTACGTTGATACGTGTAGTCTTACCTTGAACTTGAAAAGCGATGTTATTTGCCATGATTAGTAAACCTTCTTGCCGCCACCCTCTGTGGGCGAATGTTTTGTATCCAGAGGGCCAGTGCTGGAAAAATCAAACACGGCACGATAACCACCCTTGGGCAGTTCACCTGGTTGCCAACGAACTTGATGAGATGTGGCATCCCGTGGAATTGGAGGACGCACAGCAGTTGAAGTCTGCTGATTCAAATCGTGGTCACGCTGATGAGGGCGCAGACTAGGAATCTTGGGATTGTGATTGAGCATTACTTTTCTCCTTGGTTCTGACGGTCAGATAGCTGAATATGACATAAATTGCAAGAGTTGTCACCCTCTCCCAACCCATCCCCCACATTGTCCAGCAACCCAGACCAAAGGAGGTGAGCAGGGCAAGAATGGTAATTAAGCGGTCTGAGATGACCACCAGTGCCAGACGAATGATTGCGGTTGCATCCATGATTATTCCTTTTTAATGTCGGGATAACCATATTATCACTTATCCTCATCATCTTCTACATCCATAAACCCTGAACCCCAAGCATCATCGGAGTCCTTCATCTTCAAGGCTTCCAGCTTGAGTGCACGGTCTAACACCTTCACTTTGTCGGTGACGGATGCTTCTGGGTCATTCATCACCTGTGTCATCAGGTCAGCGATGAATTTGTCCAACTCAGGGTTAATACCCTTATCTTTGGACTTGCGGCTCATTTGCTGAGCTTGCGGCCTACGGCTCGTTTGGCAGGTTTAACATCACCTTTGGACTGCTTGCGCTTTGCCATCTCACGGTGATATTCCTCACCTGCTCTTGCTTCATTCTCGCCACCCTCACGAGCCATTCTCTGCTGTGCTGATTCTGTTGCCATGATTTACTCCTTTGGGGGTTCACTAATACGTCTTTGAATTGCTCTTGCAAAGGGACTGTCTGTCAATTCTCCCAATGCAAAACGCTTTGACCTTGACAACAATGATGTAAGGTCACCAGGAGGAAGCTGCGCTCCCTCAAACATTCCTCTCATGTTTAACTGTCTTCCAGCAAGACCAGCTTCATATAAAGGATGTTGTTCATGCAAATACTTTGTCAATTCTCCCAGTTTCTCTAAACTGACGTTTCCTTGCAAAATACCATTTTTTCTTTCAAGCTCAAGCAAAGTAGAGTTGGCAGCATATTTACGGTTGGTATCCCTAAACATTGCACCTATATCTGGATTTGCTCTTTCAATTGCATTGTCTATTTCACGCAACAACTGACTTGCTCTGTATTTATCTTGACCTTGCAATCGGTACACCATGTCTGACAAATTGCTACGCAAGGCTTGCAATTCTCTGCCATTCACATCACCAACAATACCTGATGTCGGAGGCTTTAAACCAGGCTCGGTTTTGACCGCCTCTTCAATCATGCTAGGTTTCCAGTTGGAACGATAAAACTCTTCCACTTCTTTTGCTAAACCAACATGACCAGTTACACGTTTGTAAATTGCTTTCCAACTGTCTGCAATTTTGGCAAAGAATTTCTCAACAACAGTGGTTGGCTCTTTGGTTGTAGTTATCCAGCGTTGAGTTTGTTCTGCAAACCACTCTGGGAAATTACGCAAATAATTCCTTTCGTAAGTTTGGCTAGGTATTTGCGTTCTTGTTTCTTCTGAATACTTGGCGGCTGTTAATGGACGGTATTGCTCCGTTGTTTTTGTTCCCATGCGAACATCTTGACGATGTTGTTGATAGGCCTTGTAAATTTCAGATTGAACATTTGAAGGAGCATTCCTTAACAAATGATATTCAGCTTGATGACCAAACTCATGCAAGGCAGTAGCTACAGCACCTTCTCTGTCCATGCCTGAACGAATGACAATGTTCCCCGTACTTTCTGCCATTCCATAAGTGCTACCGCTTCTGTCTGTACCAAACCACACTTTAGGTTTTACAGCAAGATTAAGATTTTTCGATAATTCATCAATAGTTTTTTGAATTTCAAGTGCGTGTTCAGGAGCATTTTTGGCAGTTGCCTCTACCAAGTTTGACCATTCTCTACGCATTCCCATTCCCATAGGAGATGGTTCAGACAAAGGAACAACAGGTTTTTTTCTGTAAGCAGCTAGACGCTGATTTAATGCCTCAATCTCACTCCAGCGTCTTGAAATATTGTCAGCAGTTTTTGATATTCCAGAAACTTTTGCAGGGTCTACAGAGGCTTCAAACTCAGCAGCTTTACGAGCAGCATCAGCAAGAGGAGCATCAATCTTTATATTTTTAGGACTTGCTTCCGTACCAAAAATATCATCATATTTTTTTCCTAACTTTTTTTGAGTTTTTTCAAGATGTTCTTTTGTAACCTTGCCCAAACCCACCTTATTTCCAGTGGCTTGCGTGACTTCTTCGTTTGCAAGAGTTTGATTACTCCTCATTGTCTTTACGTCATATCCTGGTGAGCCAAGAGGCTTAACTTCTTTTAATTGACCAGGTTCAAACTTGTACCCCATTGCTTCACGTTTTCTTGCAAGCTGTTCAATAGAAGGAGTTGTCTTTCCAACAACAGATTCAGCGGCTCTGACAAAAGGATATGCCGCACCAGTTTTTAATCCTCTGCCAAGAGCTTGAGTGGCTCTAGCGGCAGGTGCAGCCAATTTTGCGGCTTCTTCTACAGCACCGCCCATACCAAGCACAGGAGGCAACCCCTCCAATGCTTTACCAAGTTTTTCACCAACGGCTTGACCACCACGGGTTTTGAATTGATACCCATACTTTTGCATAAAGTCAGCCATAGGCTCGGCTTTACCACCAGTAGCAACTGCACCAGCCAAACTGACAGGTATGTTTTGTACTAGAGAAAGGGGAACTTCGGGAGAAGCAAGAATTTGCTCTCCAATACCAGGCTCTTGTTTTTTATATTCTTTTCCACGTTCTTTTGCTTGCCTTTGACTTTCAGCAAGGTTTGCTTTGGTTGGAACTGAAAAATCTGTTGTTTGAGGAGAAACAGTAGGTGCGGCTTTACCGCCAGATGCTTTACGCTCTAGCTCGTCTATGCGTCTTAATTCTTGAAGTTCGCTACGGTCATCTGCCATGTTTTGCTTTCAGGGCTTTTAATTCTGCTTGTTCCTCTGGTGTTAATGCGCCAGAAGAACTTCCTAGTGATGGGGCAGCGGATTTAGTTCCACCCATGCCTTTTATAGCTTCTTCATCACCTGAGCGTTCTTTAATATCTTTGGCAAGATTCATAAGGCTGTCTCTTGTGATTTCTTTGCCTTTGGACGCAACCTGAGATGTGATGGTTCTCATTTGCTCGTCCATCAAATTATCCATACCAGCGGCATTAAATTGATTTTGCTCAAGCAATTGGTTAAAACGGCGTTGGAAATAAACAGTAAATCCTCTTGCTCCACCCGCCAATGCACGCTCGTAGTTGGCAAGGTATTCGGCATAACGCTTGGCAAAAATCAATTCAGGCTGTCCAGCATCATCAGGTGCGGGTGTACCCAAATTTATAGAATCAAGTGTTCTGTTGAAGAAGTTTTTAATTTGACCCGTACGACCAACCCACTCAGGATGGTCTTTGACAATTTGTTTAATTGCACTTGCGTCACCAAGGGCATTGGCAGCAATTGCAACTTGTTCAGCATCTTTGTCTTTCAACTTTGCACCAGTTTTGTCTTGCACAAGTTCAGAAACAGAGCTGTAGTCTTTACCTGGCTTAGATGCTTTAACTCCAGCCAAAGCCACTTTTAATTCATTGGCTTGTTTGGCGGCTTCTTTTCTTGCTTTGACCGCTTCTTCTTCTGCTCTGGCTTTAGCTTCCATCTGCAAAGCATGTTCAGCACCTTTCCCAGATTCTTTTACAAGGTCTCGACTTTCAATCAATCTGCCTCTACGCAACATGGCTTGCACAATAGGGCTACCTGCTTTTACAGCGGCCATCTCAGCCGCTCTAAATCCTTCTTCTTTGTTGGTAGCTGCCAATTTAACTGCGTCTTCCATCTCTTGACGAAACTCAGCATGTTTCTGAATCATGGACTTGAAGTTCTTGTCAAACTCTGAACGCTCTTTCTCGTACAGGTCTTTTCTACCTTTGCGGTAGCCTTCCATCATGCCGTTCATGTTGCCAAGAGCAAGTTGACCTGACATGCGTCCACCACCTCCCACCAACATGCTGATTACGCTGATAACGCCAAACAAACCAGCAATGTCCTGTGCATTGTCTTTAGATGGAATAAAAGCAGGAAGAGGTTCTTTCTCAATCTTTTCCTGATAGCCTTGCATGGCAGCTTCTTGCTGTTGACCAAACCGCATCTGAGCAGACAACTCACCCGTAGATTTAATCTCTTTTTGCTCTTGCTGACCTTTGGCAATATCAGCTTCAGCCTTGGCTATTTCAGGCTGGATTTCAGCTTGACGAGCAAGAAAAGGCTGTTGTACACCAATAGCTTCCTTGAAGCCTACACGCCCCTTGCCTGATGGGGCAACAGGTGTGGGTAAGGGTTTTGCAAGTACGTCTTGTTGGTCAGCCATCATGAAGTCCTTTGCTGGTACTGTTGAGGTGCTTGTGCTGGCATACCACCCGCAATGTTTGCCACGTTGCTGTAGAACTGGTTGCTCAACTGTTGAACATACCTATCAGCTTCAAGTCCTGTCTTGATAGCACCCAGAGCAATGTTGTCACCAATACCAGACATTTTCAAGCCGTAATCATATTGCTGTTGGAGCAACTGCTGACGGAAGGCTTCTATCTGGGCTTGAGACTGCTGTGCACCCACACCGCCTCTGGCAGTTGCTGCCTGTGATGCTTGAGCTTGAACAGCTTTTAACTGCTCTTGAGCAGCAGGGGTGAGTTCACCTGCTTGTGCCTGACGTTGTAATTGAGCACCTTTTTGTTGGTAAGGTGCGGCAAGTCCCTGCTGTTCTCTTTTGGCGGCTGCTGCGTCTTCTCTTGCTTGTTTCATTTGATAAGCACCGTAAAGTGAACTTATTCCAGCAATACCAAGTCTGCCAAGAGTTTCGGGGGCAATACCAAGATTCTTTGCCAACTCGTTATATTTTCCACCCAGAGTAGCAGAAGGTTCTTTTGCTGTGTCTATGGGTTGTTGTTGATAAGCCTCACCCTGACCATAACCACCAGGGCCAGCAGTTGTGCCAAAAATATCTTGTGCTTGTGGCAGTCCACTTGTAGCAGGTGTAGATTGTGTTGGCAAGGCAGGTGTAGGGCCACTATCCATTTGCACGGGGGTTGCCGTAGGAGGATTAAAAGAAGGAGGAATATTTGCTGTTTCTGGTTGTCCTCTTGTAACAGCACCACCAACTTCAAGTTGAGGAGGGAAAGCAGAATCAGGAAGTTGTTCTTGCGTCATTCCTTCAAAACCACCTGTGTCATAACCGCCAAAATCTTCTACCTCAAAAGATGGCACACCCGTGTCCTCATGCTCTTGACCGCTACCGCCCTGAGATTTCAACAGCTTTGCTTCTTCTGGGGTGATGTAAGCAAGCATGTGTCCTTCTGGTGCTTTTGCTTGCAGCAGACGAGCAATCTGGCGCACATCTGCGCCCATACGGGTAAGTTTTTTCAGCGTTGCCATCTCACACTCCTAAAGCATCTTTGAGGCGCAGGGAAGCCTCGTTCCACACGTTTTTACGTTTCTTGCCAGTTTCTTTACTCTCAATTTCACCCGCTCCACGTGAGCCTGTCAAGCCTGTAGTAGCTACGCCTGTAGAGTACGTACCACCTGTGCCCAAAGATTGAGACAGGGTAGACGGGGTTGTACCACCGTAGATACGCAAATTTGGCTTGTACTTGTCTGCGGGTTTTGTTGGGTCAGCGGCTACTTCTTCTGGGGGCAACTCTTCTTTTGCCACATCTACAGGCAGCGGTGCTTCTGTGTCTGTTTTTGTATCTGTAATTGGTGCTGTTGTTTCTTTGTCTGGGGTTGCTGTTGCCACAACCTCTGGCAATGTTTGGTCAGGTGCTGTAGGTGGAACAGCAGGAGTCTCTGTAGTTGTTGTAGAAGGTGGGCTTATCAAATCCAGCATCTTCTTGTCCTGCTCAGAAACAACAGCAGGTGGTTGTGTCGTAGTCTGTGTGACAGGCGTTGTTGGTGCGGCAGGAGCGGCAGTATCAACGGGTGTTGACGGCGTAGTTGTACCTGCTGTAGTCGGTGTTGTTGTTGGTGCTGGTGTTGGTGTGACGGGAGCAGGAATAGGCGAAGGAGCTACTTCTGTCGGTGTTGGTGCTGGTGTGGTCGTAGGAGCAGGTTTGGAAATTAAATCCAAAATAGCTTTGTCAGGTGACACTGGTGTTGGCGTTGTTGCAGTAGTAGGTTTAACAACAGGTGTTGGTGTTGGTGTTGGTGTTGGTGTTGTTATTGTTGGTGTGTACCCACCTGTTGTAGAAATTCCTGTAGTTCCCGTGTCTGTTTTTGGCAAGACAGTTGATGCCGTATCAGAAATAACAGGAGCTGCTGTTAAATCAACAGGAGTTACACCTGTTGTAGGTGTGACTGTTTGTGTTGTTATTGGCTTAGTAATACCCTCATTTACTGGAGAAACAAATGCAGATTGTGTTTTTCCATTTGCATCTACATAATTTACAGCTTTTGCATTTGGATTGGCATTAACTTCAGAATCTGTTAAAAATCTCATCCCAGAAGGAGGCTGAACATCTTTGGGAGCACTCTCTTGTGTGTAAGCAAATCCTGAAACATCAACTTTAAATGAAGGGTCAGAAGAAGCAACCTGTACTCCTGGCCCAGTAACCGTAGGGTTTGCTTGTTCCGCTTTAATTGAATCAACTAATGATTGTGTTACAGGGTCAAGTTTTGTTGCATCTGCTGTTTTTGTCGTATCTGTTGTTGTGGTTGTTGTGTCTTTAGGCTTTGCCGCATCTTGTCCTAGCGCACTAGCAGCACCAGACAAAGCACCAGTAACACCACCAGTAACACCACCACCTACGGCACTACCCGCAACATTACTACCAGTTGCAGAAGTGGTTGCAGAACCAGCAACAGCACCAACAATGTTCTTCTTAATGTCTTCAGCAGACCCGCCAGAAGCAACTGTTTTTACCGCAGAAGCACCCGCAGAAACCAGAGCATCTGTAACAGCAGGGTTTTTAATAACATTATTAAGCTGTGTTGCCGCAGAAGTTGCTCCTGTTTGCACAATAAGATTAACACCAGCATTTTTAATAGCTGTTTCTAAAGGTATGCCTTGACCTGCTTGCACGGCAATAGAAGCCATTGCTGTGCCTATAGCAGTAGCTGTAGCAGTAGATGTACCAGCGGCAAGAACACCGCTACTTAATAGATTTGCACCTATGCTCTGTCCTATACCTGGCAAAGCAAAAGCGAATGCAATCGGCATAGCAATAGCACCAACTTGCGTTAACGGGTCTGGGCCACCCAACCAATCACTGTATGCACTTGAACCTGATTGAGCCGCCGATTGAATTTGCGGTATAGGCACACCACCTTGAGCAGCAGCAGTGACAGCAATTTTAAAATTGTCTTTAGCTGTTAAATATGCTCCATTATTAGGTGCTGCTCCTTGAGCCGTATATCCATAGTTATATGCAGCATTTCTTACCGCTGTAGTAAGAAATTGTTTAGGGTCTTTTGCGTATAGCTGAACTACATATTGTGGATTTTGTAATGGGTTACGTCCTCCAGGGTAATTTCCCGTTTGACCAAAATATTCTTGAAGAGCAAAAAGATTATAAAAATTCTCAGGCAAAGAAATGCCTAACCTAGCGGCTTCAGTATTAAAATCCGCAATTTTTTTTTCTTTTGCGAGTCTTGTGTTTCTACTTGACATATCAAACTCCCAAAGCCGAAGCTATCTGTTGATGAATAGACTGATGAACACCAATCCAATCATAAAAGTCATCTTCCACATTCCAATCACTGTCAAGCAACTGGAACGGATTATCCAACCCTAGAACACTTGCCAGACGCTGATGCTCTTGGTTATGCACAAACAACCAATCATCAAGGTTATCTGTATCAGCATCTGTCAGCGGGTACTTCTGCACTGCAATACCCTGGTCACCCAAGATTTCATAAAACAACTGGTGCTGCACACCGTTTTCAAACAGGAATTCCCCTAGTCCGTCTTTGTCACCGAACTTTACATAGGAGAGTGCTTCCATGTTCAAGATTTGTCTGCCTTGTTGTCTAACTTGTCGAAGATTTGTTTGAGGATAGCTTTGACTTCAGTGATGTCAGAGCGGTAGTCATCTTTTGCCACATACTCTTTAGGAAGTTCATTTATTTTGTCCTCAAGTTTCTGAATCTGCTTTGTGAAGTTTGTGAACACAAAGACAGCAAGGAAGCCAGCAATGCTGACTACGGCGTTGAATATCTGTTGGTTGTCCATTACCAAGGCACACCCGTTGCAGTGACAGGATTCTTTAGCAATTCAATCTGACTTGCTAGGCTTGCTTCAGTTGCGTCCTTATCTACGCCATTAGCCCAACACCAATCAAGCACATCCTGCTCAGTGACGCTGGCATAAGGGATGGATGGGGAGGCACTAGCAAAGCCACAAGTGCTGTAAACAGAGGCTGTGTAGTTCCCATCTACTGCGGTTGCAGTCCAGTGGGCGCAGAAAATAAATCCTGTGGAAATGTCGTAGTCAGTTTGACTAATAACCCAAGCTGTTGTTGCCATGATTGCTCCTGATTAAGAAAGACGATAGAGAACGTAAGTGCTTGCCGCTGTTCTGCGGATGCGGAAGTGGGCAGATGCGCCAATTGCAACAGTCAACGAACCCAATGATGTAACGCCTGTGTTTACAGCCATCGTGATAACTCCAGAGGCTGTGTTGATGACATAGAAGTCATAGCTGATGTTTGTAGTTGCCCATGTAGCCAACGTGTCCAATGTTGAACCCAAAGGCATTGTGATGGTGTACGTTGTACCTGTGGCACTGATTATTTGACCTTGGATGTTGGCGTTGGTCAGAGTTGTTGCAGCACTAACTGCTGCGGGTGCTGGTGCATACGGCATGACTGCGCCAGTTTGAAACTGTGCGTTACCAGCCGAATCAAAACGAATACGTTCGCTGCCGTTTGTAAGAATGGCTACATAGTTAGTAGTGTCAAAAGCAATAGAGTTAGTTGCACCCGTGCTATCCCCAACATAAGAAGTTGTAGAGGTTGAGTTTCTTACATAAACGCCGTTGTTATTATTTGCAAAAGAAGCTGAACTTGTAGCACCAGCAGTTGCATCTTTAACTGTTAATTTTTGTCCCAGCGAACTAGTACCTATACCCACATTACCGCTTTCGTCAATACGCATACGTTCGCCATTTGTACCGCCTGTTGCAGTTCCAAAAGTCAGGTAGCCAGCACCACCAGCAGTCTTAGTTCCGCTGACAATGGAAGTGCCTTGCGGCATTGATGAGCTGACTCCAAAACGCAAATTGGTTGCGCCCGTTGCATCAGTAGCTGTGCGTATGGCAATATCGTCTAAAACAACCGCCTTATAGCCGTTTGCGTTTGTTGTAGTGCCAACCAACACGCTACCAGTTGTATTTGACGCAGGTATTGTTCCAGCGGTATTACCTGTTACGGTTGTAAAGCTCAACGAGTTTGTGGTTGCGGCAAAGTAGTTAGCCTGAGTGCCTGTGGTGTTTGAATACCAAACTTGGTATGACTTGGCCCCTGTGGTTGCTGTCCAAGAAACAGCAATTGATGAGGTTGCTCCTGTTGTTGTGACAACGGTCGATTCGGAGCTTGGCAGTGTTACGCCGCCCAGTCCATCCAAAGCAACAATCTTGAAGTACCAAGTATTTGCGGCAAGAGAACCGCCTGTAGTTGATCCAACTGCTGTTGGTGTGGCTGGTGTACCAACTGCGGTGGATGTGAAACCGTATGACCTTGCAGAACCTGTAACATCGAGCAGGTAAGCAGGTGAAGTAGTACCTATACCCACATTACCGCTAGAGTCGATACGCATCTTTTCAGTAGCTGATACAGACCCTGATGTTGTTGTGTCAAATGAAAGGTATGCCGCATTCGTACTTGTTGTCCAAGTTTCTGAAGCGGTAGCCCTAATAACCGCACCTGTGCCGGTATAGTTTGTTCCGTTGTCCCCGCCAAAAAAGATGCTTCCTAATCCGTTCCCGTTAACAGCACCAGAATAAGTGCCAAGCGCAGCACCCGCAGAGGTTGCAAGATTTAAAATTGCGCCATATGTTCCAAAACCGTTGTAACGCATTAACGTGGAGCCATTGCTACCTGACGAAGCCACAAATTGTTTTGCAGCCGCACCGCCGTTAACAGCATAACTTAATGTTGACCCAACCAGCAAATTACCAGACGCATCAAGCGTCATTGCTTGAGTTAGAGTCGCATTATTTCCTGCTGTGCCTGAACCAACGGCGTACCATCTATGAGCGCCGTCAAGTTGTTCATAACCAGTTGCTGTGCCAGTCTTGCTGTATATCCAAGTTGAACCATTATAATAAATGTTGGATACTTGCCATAAATCGTTTATTCCGTTAGTAAAAATAGCTGATGCTCTGGTAGATGCGCCAAATTGAATAACGCTATATCCAGCAGCCCAAGCACTAGGCGTAACACCTAATCCAAGGTTTCCGCTTGTATCCAAGCGCATTCTCTCAGAGCCATTTGTGTTAAAAGTTAATGGCAAATTTGTGCCTGAGCCACTAGCTCCTGATTCCAAATATGTAAGCGCAGCAGTACCATCTGCTCTTATCCGAATAAAAGAACTGTTTGTTGGGTCAGCAGTTGAAAATGCAACCCAATTAGTGCTTGTGGCAGTACCATTTGGAATAGCTGCAATACTTGTATTTCCATTGGTTGTACTTGACTGAAAAGAAACACGGTTTGTTTGTGTTGCATTACTGAAGTCACCAGTGATTCGGTTGCCTGTGCCTGTGAATGTCAGGTTCTTTGCTGCTGTGATATTTCCAGTAACAGTTGTGTTTCCACCTACTGTTGCATCTCCTATAACAACAAGCGTACCCACATTTGCTGTAGTTACGTTGGCAGTTGTAGCAGTGACGTTGGTTGTAGTGACGTTAGAGATAGTCACATTACCGCTACTGATGGTTACGTTAGACAGGCTCAACCCGTTGATAGACGTAACTGTGCTACCCAGAGTCAGTGTGGTTGTACCAACAATCACATTGCTGTTTGCCAAGTATCCGTTAGGAAACGCAGCAGAAACGCTTGTTATGGCTACGTTACCAAGGGTCAGGTTGTTGATGGTGGTGATGGTGTCACCAAGAACAACAGCCGTGTTACCAATAGTAATGGCGGTAGAAAAGTTGCTGTCAAGTTGAGACAGCGGCAAAGAGCCTGTGGCTGTTGAAAAGGTATACGGGACTGCCATTTAGAACCTCACTCTTAATTCGTGTTCAAACTCAATTGTGTTCACAATAAATGCGGCATTGTTGGAAGTGATGGTCAATCCCAAATACTTGCCGTACTGCTGTGCATCTGACTTGTACAAGTTATATCCCTTAGAAGTAACCCACGGAATAACCGTACTTGTGTTGTTTGTCCAAGGTACAACATCCCCATAGACATTTGTCCAATCAATACCAGTGTTGGTCAACGAGTAAACAGGGCTGCTTCCATACTCGCTGTCCACCGTCACGTTGAATGTTGCGGGGGTGGTGAGCGTTGCTTCTACGCCAAATTTTAGAGCTTGCTTGGTGCGGATAGGGTCTTTCATAGGAGAAAGAGCCGTCTGTATTTGACTAGAAATATTGGCGGTAGATGAGGCGTACAGCTTGTACAAAGCTGTTCCTGTCACACCGTACATGCTTATCAACCCGCCAACAGGTACAGATGTAATGTAGGTTTGTGTGCCCTGGCTGGTGATAAACCACTTCTTCTCAAAGAAAACAGCCTGGACATACCTTGAACCTGTTGCAATAGGAAAACTGCTGTTGAGATAAAAATTAAATGCCGCACACAGAATGTTGTTGAGCAACACCTGACCGCCAGTAACAGGCAAAGTGAAGTCAATGTAAGGAAAGATGCCGTCCATTGGGTCAGACAGTTTGCTGGTAGTTGAGCCTACAAGGGCATACACCCCATAGTTGTTCATAAACAACACAGAACGGAAGTAAGGAAACACAGCGTATTTCAGCTTGCTACCAACAGAGGCAGACACGTTGGTGTTGGTGAACAGGGTTGAGCCTGTAGTAGTTACCCTAACATCTGAGAACACGTTGATGCTGTCATCGCCAAAGATGTACAGAAAGTTGTTGGCAGACATCAAATACTGAATGTTGCCGTGCAAGGTTGAGTCAGACAGGGTGATAGCACCCGCAGACACGGACACAAAGTCAAACGGGCTGACAGAAGATGAATAGGTAACCGTGCGTCCTGTAGCCACCCAGACACGCCCAGAGAAGGTTGCCACGCTGACAATAGAGTCAAGGTTGGGTACACCTATAGCTGTAGCTGTAGTGTTGCCTGTGGGCGTAGGAGGAGCGGCAATGCTAACGGTAGGAACAGAGGTGTAGTTGTTGCCCACGTTGGTCATGATGACCGCTGTGATGGCATTACCAGACACGATTGCAGTACCCGCAGCATTTGCACCGCCACCGCCAGTGATGGTGACCGCTGGAGGTGTGTTGTAGCCAGACCCGCCATTTGTTACAGAAATGACAAGCGCACCCTTGGTAAAGGTCAGAATCTGGGCAATGGCAGTTGCACCGCTACCACCGCCACCCGTGATAGTTACGGTAGGGGCAGAGGTATACCCGCTACCACCGTTGTTGATAGAAATATAGGAAACAGCATTGGAAGTGATGGTTGCCGTGGCTGTAGCTTGAACACCGTTTGTTTGGTTGGGGGCTGAGATAGTTACTGCTGGCGCAGAGGTGTAGCCAGAACCTTTGTTGGTAATGCCTACAGAACCTACGCTGCCTATAGAAAGCAAGTCAGTTCCGTTCCAAGTAAACAAGCCTTTGTCGGGGTCACCTATAAAGACAAACTCATTTTTCCACTGGGCAGTAGAAACATTGGCAGAAGAAAATGTGCCAGTGATAGCCACATTGCCTTTTGTGGCACTGTCAATCTTGAAATACTCACCCCGTCCGTTAGCCTCAAAGGAAAGGATGTAGTCTGACAACCCCAGATTACAGCTTTCCAAGGTGGTAACCACGTTTCCAAATGACACGGCAGCATTGCCAGAATCCTTGACTGTGGACTGAGCCTGAACAATTTTGATGTTGCCAAAGCCAATAGGCATGGCGTTCTCAATCCATGAGAACTCTTCCTCATCAATAGCTGTCCTGTTGGCCTTGGTGTTTAGACCCTTGAAGTTCTTAATGACAGCATAAGACTTTTTTTGTTCTGCTGCTGCCATGATTAGAAGGTGGTGTAAGGGTCAGGGATGCGCCTCGTATAGACAGAATTCAACACTGCCTGTACGTGCTTGGTGTATTCTTGTTTGTAAAGTTCAGCCTCACCATAACTCTGTTCTTTGTACTTGGCTTTGTAAGCCGCATAAAAAGCCACGGGAGTGGTGTAAGGGTCTTGAATAGGGTCAACAGCGTTGGACGTTGATAAGTTCAAAGGTGTCGGCAAGATGGTGCTGTCAATCTCGACAACATAAGCCTGGTCAGGAACTGGGCCAATGTAAATCTGTTGCTGTCCGTAGACAGAGAAGCAAATCGGTCTGCCTACGTAGTTTTGCCAATAACGCAATTGAGCGTTAAAGTTTGACCAGGGCAAGTAGCGCAAGGGTATGCGGCTGTTGCCCCAGTAAATGTTGACGTTCAGAATGTCTAAGGTTGTACCGTTGGACAAGGTGGCAAAGGGAATTATTTCCGCAGGGCCAGAGTAAGTCAGTTGAGCCGTGCCATCAGTAAATGCAGTGGACGGCGGGAAGGTTGCACCAGAAGCAGGGTAGGGAGGCGCAGTTGTGCCTGTCGTACCAGTAGTGGTAACTTGATAAATAAATATGTTGGAAAACAGGAATTGACCAGCAGTGACAGGAGTGCTGGCTGCCCACGCTGTTGCGGCTACGCCTGTATTGGAAATGGGGGTGGCAGTTACTTGCAGGGTACGCAAGCACCCTGTATCTCTCGCTACTCGCTCACGGGCATCGTTGATGTAGTCCGTTAGCTCCGAGGTAGACCAGAAGACAGAGTTTGCATCATGCAAAAGTCGCTGTACTTCCGTGATGTAGGAAGAGAGAGTTGCCATGTTACTTTCATGTTAAGCAACCCTCTGGTTGGACTTTCCCCCCAAGGATTTTTCAATCCTCAAGGGTACTACGCCAATAGCCGAGGGTAACGAGCTATTCTTTTTTGGATTGGTTTCAGATATTTCTATCCGCTTGAACCTCTCCGTTGCTTCTTCAAGTTCGCTGTGGAGTCGTATCAAGCCCAACTGGACGAGATACTTCTCCTTGTTATCGTCTCCGTAACCAAGCACATGTTTGGCTGTTTGAAGCGGTATCTCTACCGTCTTGCCAACAGGGAATTCAATGCCGACAAAGTGGTACTCAAAATTGAGGTCTTTGTCAGAGTTGTTGGTTACGTAGACAACTTCCGTCATAGTGATACAACGTCACCGTACACCGAGATGTCAACTGTGTTGTTTGCCGCAGCACCAGTATTTACGCACAAAAACAGAGAACCAGAAAAGATTGTTGTGGCGGTGTTTGCCGTCAGGTTCAAATCTTGATACTTGGTTGTACCTGTAATGTTGCCCAAAACTACTGCGTTGGAAACTGCGTTTGCCAAATTGCCATCACTACTTGCAATGATGGTTACGTTGGCAAGCGCAACACTTCCGTTGGCATTGTTAACGGTAATACGGCGAACAATGTAGTTTGTACCGATAGTTGGAATAGTTGCAACGGCATTTCCTGTGTTTCCCAAACCTGCGGGAACAGCAAGAGTGCCAATAACAATATTTCCAAACTGGTCAGGATACAGTGCACCTACATGATTCGAGTTCATACCGTCTCCTTAGCTTGTGTAAGTGCTATTTGCTGAGATACCACCATTGATGGTCAGAGCAGTAACAGCACCAGCACCAGCAATAGTAGATTGTGCAAACACGTTCACACCATCAGACAGAATCATGCCGCCAGTTGCGTTGGCAAGAAGAGTCGTAATAGAAGAACCGTTGTTGGCAGTAATTACCACGTTGGCAGCAGGGAACAACAAATATGTACCTGCGGGAATCACTGTACCTGCGTTAGCGGCAGTCAGTGATACGTTGGAGAAGTAAGCACCAGCAGAGTTGGTGGTTGCATTCGCCAGAATGATTTTATTCATTGCTAAAGCCATGTCTTTTTCTCCTTACAGTGAGAGGTAGTTGTAACCTGTCACCTTGGTCATTGACTTAGGCTTGACGTTCACCAATTCGGCAATCATCAAAACTGCGCCAACGTAACCAATTTGCCAGTTCGGGAGTGTGGACTCAAAGCCTGTAAACACAAACGAACCTTGCTCATGGATGTAAAGAGACAAGTAGTTGGTGTTCAGGAAGTACACAGTACCTTCAGGGCAGTAAGGGTCTGGATAGATAGGTACGCCAGCAACCATCAAAGCACGGAAAGCGGCTTGAGGGCCATTGTTGTCACCGTCAAAGCCTGAACCTGGGGTGATGACGTATTGCTCTTGACCGACAAAGTCTTGAGCCAACAGTG